TCAGGTTTTACAGCTGCATTTCCGAATCCAGATAACATTACTTCTTCTTCAAAAGCTCTGTCTGAATTTTCTGAATCGAAAATTTCTGCATGCTCGTTAGCATAGTTTTTGTATTCCAGGCCGAATAGTGCATTCAATCCTGGCTCTAGTTCTTTAACTAGTTGTGATCGTGATATTGCCATAATTTATTCTCCTATTACACGCCTGTTGTTAGTTTCATGATATGTTCGCCTGTATTGAATACAACGTATGCATTACAATTGTCAGCGCTCGTATCTTGGTTGTCTGGATCTTCAGATATACCGATTTGTTTAAATCCGCCAGATGTTCCAGAAGTAGAAGTGTCTAATTCTTGAGTTGATTGACCAGAAATAGTGCTTCCGCCTACTCCTACAAAATCAAAACCTGAATTATTCATAGCTGCTGTTCCTGTTCCATCGTGTTGTACTTCAAAAATGATATTAGGATCCAAATATATTGAAGCTTTAAGATCAGAAGCATTTGTGCTTGCTGGATAATAAGCGCTCCAAGTTGGTTTGCTAGTAGTCGGGTCTGTATACGACACGCCACCGAAAACACCCGCTTGTTGGGTATCTCCTGCTGCTGCCGCTTCAACGCCACCACCTGCAACCGCTTCTACAGTTTGGCCAGTGTAAATAGCCGTACCATAGTTAGCAGCAATTTTAAACTCTTCAGTTTGTACGTTGCCGCTCATGTGTCTAACGGGTCTAAACCCGAAAGCTCCATCTACGTTTGCCATAGTTTTTCTCCTTTTGTAAACTGCTATTCGCAGTCTACGGTTTATTTTTAAATTTCGTTGGAAAAGGAATCGCTAATAAATTAGTTTTTCTTAGTTCCACCGAAGGTTACACGGGTCTGCCTCTCAGCATTGATTGGCATTCCTGGATGCTGTTCCTTCATTAGGTCTTGTTCTATCGCGGCGTCTGCGTCTTGAGTCATATTATTATAATATTCTTCGCGCGATTTAACAATCTCTACCGGTATCCTTGCCAGCAAAAGGCCGCCAACTCCGATCACTCCCTTGTATTTACCGTCTTGGACTGTTGGGTAATCAGTTTCTGGATATTCATCAGCTCTAACTAATTCGTATCCTGATCTTATTTTACCTGACATGTTTTTCGTATCATCGAAACCCATGCTTTCAGCCCTGATCCATCTATGATGGTATCCATCCGGTGCAGGGGGTGCATCTAAAGATGATGGTGGAGTCCAGGTAGTTTTTTTCATTGTCTTAACTCTACTCTGACTCGCACGGGAAGTTTTTATTTTGTCTGTCATATGCTTATGCCTCCTTCGTGATTTTTAATTGTTTCGCATATTCTTCAAGTGGCACTCCTAATTTTTTAGCGATTGCTACCTGTGATGAAGTGAGTCTCACAGATTTGCGACTAGGTTTTACACTTCGCGTCGCTGACGCTACTATTTGTGTAGTTTTAGTCGGTTCCTGAGATTCTTTTACACCAAACTTGTGCGGAAAGTCAAGTCTCATTCTTTTATCTATTTCAGCATAGTATTCTTCTGAATTAGGATCAAAACCTTCGTTTTCCGTTAGCTTTTTATGATAATCAAAAGCTGTGTATGTCATAGCGCTGTCTTTCCCGAACCATTCGTTCTTTTCAGCCCATGCTTCAGCTTTTGGATCTGGTGCTGGTGTTCTTTGTTTAACAGCTTCTTGTAAAGAAGGAGTTTTAACTACCCTTTCCTTATCTTGAGACTGTCTCTCTTTTAACGCCGTTAATTTAGATTCTTCAACACCTAATTGAGCAATTTGTTTTTGTGCATCAACTTCAGCATTAATATCACCAGCTTCTCTTGCTGTTGCAAGTTTAGCTTTAGCGGCATCTAATCCAGCAGTTAATCTATTTTCTAAAGCGGTAACATAGTTAGGCTCTAGTTTAGAATATCTGGATTTTAATTGAGAATGTTCTGCTTGAACACCTTTGGCGAAATCAAGCGCGGCTTCTTTTTGTCTTTCCGCTTCTCGCCATTTCTTAGTCAGCTTAGCTATTCTTTTCTGAACACCTTCGCTGTACTGTTCTAATTCTTCCTTGTTTTCTTTTTTTTCTTCTACTTTAGTCTCTTGTTCCTTGTCACTTGTTTCCTGTTTCTCTTCTACTTTTTCTTCTTCAACCTGTTTTTCAGGTTCGGCAGTTTCTACTGCGTCTTTTACTTTTTCCTCTGGTAATTCTACATCAGCACCTGGTCCGGATGTATCAAGGTCTACCATTGGTTCTTTTTTTTCTTCTTTGACTTGCTCTGTTGGCATAGTTCCTCCTATGTTTATATATGATGAAGTATAGATTCTGGACTTTCAATCGTTCCTAGAACTTCGTCATCGTTTAAGATTCTAACTTCTCCACCTTCTATGGGAAGTCTAGATCCTGCGTAGCGTGCAAACACAACCCATTGTCCTGTTTTACACCACGGTCCCGTTGGAAATTTCTCTTTATCGTAATAGGCCAACGGACCCATTTTCAACACGTAACCACAGTTAACTGCGATACGAACTTTTTCTAATGATTCTTGGGAATAAAAAATTCCTCCTTTAGTCTTTTCCTTTGGGGTAAAGGGTAAAACTAAAATTCTCCAGCCACTAGGTTCAGGAAGCTGGGATTTTTGTTCTTGAATATTGTCTGGATTTAATGGTTCTTTTTCTTTAGGTTCGGACTTGTATTTTTCCATCAAAGCACTTTTATGCTTTGGGATTTCCTTTTCCGAGGTCGATAATGTTACCTTGTTCATCTTTTTGCTCCTTCTTTTCTAGCAGGTTAGAGATTTCCTGAAGCATGTACTGATATGTACGTGCCTGTCCTAACATATACTGGTATTTCTCCATGTTGTCAACACCACCACTAATCATGGAGTCTCCAACACGTTGAAGATTGTCTCTTATTAATTTTTGTAATTTAGCAACGATAACTAATGGATCCACTAGCAATCCCACTTTCTTAATGCTTTATTTATTCTTGAATCTGGATTTCTAGCTGTTTTAGCTGATGTTAATTTCTTTTTCATTCCGCCCATACGCGCGCAGAATGATTTACGTCTTCCACTTGTTTTAGATTTAGTAGGAGCTTTTAAAGTGCCTCCTGTTTGAGCTTTATAACTTGCTCTTCCTTTTTTGTTTAAGCCACCAGAAGGACTTTTACCTTCTTTTCTTTGCCAAGCGGCAGTGCCACCTTTAGCCATATAGGCTCTTCCATATCCTCGTAAAGCTGCTCCTGCCATTAAATCATTCCTTTGTAATATTTTTCATACGATGGATTTGATAGTTTAACTCCACCATATTCACTTTTAATAGAACTTCCAACATAACCACCAGAATTGTAATTTAATCTCTTTTTTTTCTTAATAAGATTTTTTCCACCTCGGCCTATGCCAACAGTT